GTCATATGTCCCCATTTGAGCACATTGCTACACCTATGCAATATCTAGAAGGATTTGATTCAACATCTTTCGATGTTGAGGAAGGAATAACCCATTTAGACAAGTGGGGTAGTTTATGGAGTGGTAATTTTAGGGGTTGGGTACAATATAGACAATTAATAGGAAAAGATTATGGATGAAGTAAACCACCCAAGGCATTATACTTTAGGTAGTATAGAATGTATTGATGCCATTCAAGCACAATTAACTAGACAGGAGTTTATAGGTTTTCTTAGAGGACAAATTGCTAAATATAATTGGAGAATGGGATTGAAAGGAAGTATTTTAGTGGATGCACAAAAATGTCAATTTTATTGTAGTAAACTTATTGAAACATTAGGAAAATAATATGAATAAAGTGATATTAATAGGTAATATAGGAGAAACCCCTGTTTATAGGGAATTAAATAATGATAACTATGTAGCTCATTTTAATCTAGCTACAGATTATAGAAATAAAACAGAATGGCATAAAATAGTGTGTTTTGGTAATCAGGCTTTATTTGTTCACAAATATTGTGATAAAGGTAAAAAATTAGCTATAGAAGGTAGACTTGAAACTAGAAAATGGCAAGATAAAGAAGGAATTGATAGATATACTACTGAAATTATTGCTCATGAAGTGATTGGTCTATGAATTTGTATGAAGATATTTTTTTATTGATGTTATTTTTTGTATTAATATTGATATTTGTGCTTATTGTAACCGAGTAACTAATTTAAATCTAATTAAACAGACTTTAAGAGGGCTACATTCAATTATAGCCCTCTTTTAATAGAAAGGTATACACTCCCTAAAAATAGTAGATCCTGACTCATCCTAGAGGCTCATTTTTGAGCTTGTCTTAAATAATTTTCAATATTATTTAATTGTTCCTTAACAGAGGAAAGAAAATCTTTTATATCATGCTTCAACTCTTTTAATTCATCTTTAGTAGCAAGATAGGAAGCATCATGTAGTCTATGTGAATTTACTTCACCTTCTAAAAAGTCCATTTTTTCATAAATCCTTCTTAAATAAAACCCAATAATTGATATTACAGTGCTAAGAATAAAAATAAAAATTTCTGTTAAATCTAATGCCATCCTATTCCCCTAATATACTTGCTACATAATTTTGTGTTTCCTTATAAGGAGGAACTCCTTTATATTTATCTACTTTCCCTGGGCCAGCATTATATGCTGCTAAAGCTAGTTTCATGTCTCCATATTTATCTAATTGTTGTTTTAGATATTTAACTCCACCCCGTATATTATCATATGGATCATCTATATTTACTCCCAAATCAGTAGCCGTTGATGGTAGAAGTTGCATTAGCCCTTTAGCCCCCTTACTTGAAACTGCATTTATGTCTCCACCAGATTCTTGCTGTATAACGGAAAGAACTATACTAGGATCTATACCTGCTTTCTTAGCTTCTTCTTCAGCAAAACTTTGTATTTCAGGATCAAGTTTCATTTTAGTTCTAGGCTGGGGTACAAGAGGGAGTAATTCCCCTCCCCTTACATTATGATAGAATAGGCTGCCCCAGCGTTGCATAATTCCCTCAGAAGTGGTTTGCCAAGAAGATTTATAGAGCCTAGCATAGGATTTAACACCAATATTAAATGCTTGAGCATATTTAGTATTAAGTCTACCTTGAATATCAAAGGCTGGTTGTCCATCTTTAGTTACGACATAACGTAACAACCCATTATCAAATTCAGTAGATATGTTATAACCATCTGCTTCTAAAGCAGATGCTTCATTCCTAAAATAACGTGAAGATACTTCTGTATTTGTCTGTACTATTTTACTTAAATCAGTTTTAGTAGCATCATCTAAATTAAATTTTGAATCGATTGGAACATTAGCTAAACTATCTGTAATAGCATAAGTAGCCCGCATCCTATCTTTAGGTTCTAGTTTAGAATTATCTACATTCAAATATTCTGAATACACTTGAGCAAGTTTTGCGGTTGATCCCTTATTTTGAGAAATAATACAAGACTCTAAAGCTACCTGACAATCAAGTTTATTGCTCTCTATATTTTTATCACTAAAGAATGATTTAGCTGCTCTATTATTAGCATTTAGTATAGCACTACTAAAATTATTTAAATATTCCTTACCCCCTTTAGAATTTAAAATATTGTATTGAATAGCAGCAGGTAGAGTTTTTATATATTTCATTACTTCAGGTGAAGCACCTTCTGCTATCATATGTTCTTTGAAAGCCATATTAGAAAGTTTCAAATTGGCTTGTAAATCATCTATGGTTGCTTTTCCACTAACAACATCATGTACTAAATTAAGACTAGAATCTGCATGTGCTCTTAATGTTGAAATATGTGTATTTATTTCACTAGCAGGAATATCAAGCTGTTCTAAATTATATCTAAGCTGATTCTCAGCAGATTGAAGTTCATTTCTAAATTGTCTCTCAGTGGTTTTTCTAGCATTTACATCCATACCAGAGATACTATCGCCATAAGAAGAAATAGCTTCATTTAGATTTAACATAGAACCATTTAATATACTAACTCCTGCTTGTCTCCTATCTACTCTAGTAGTAGTTTTATTGGCATTGATAGATTGAACATATTGTGTTATTTCAGTAGCTTTTCTAGCATTAGTATTAGCTGTGTAAAGCTCTTGTCTGAGATCTTCTCGTTTTCTAGAATCTTCTAAATCATAAACAGAAAAATTTATATTCTTCGCTCTAAGTTGCCTTGTTAGTTCTTTTTTATCAGTTTCATCTAAAACATTTTGGGATTTTAATAATGCGTTTGTAGGGTCTTGTACATCTCTAATCCCTGCCATATATTGGATGTCCCTAGCATAGCCTATAAGCTCATTAGTATACCCTGGGTTTCTAGCAGCAGCCTCCCTAGTTTTAGCTCTTATTTGTAAATCAAATTGAGAACTAGAAAGTATTCCTTGTTTATGTGCCCTACGTAATTTTTCTATACTATTAACATATTCAGATTCAATACTTTGAAGTTTTTTAAAGGATTCATTATAAGAATCAGTATCTAAACTAGCAGCTTGTAAATGACCCTGTTTTATCTTATCACGTTGTTCACCTAAATCAGATACTTCTGAAGTGAGCATATCAATAGTATCTAGGTCAGTTCTAGCTTGTTCTGCATAAGGTTCTAATTGACCACGAAGTCTTAGCTTTTCATATCCTTGATGGGCTTGTTGTACAAGACTGCCAATATGTGGAATACTTTGGGTGATAAGCCCAATATCCCCACGTTCTTCCATAAGACCAGCAAGTTCTGATTCATCACCACCAATAGGGCGTGCTGTAACTAAAGCAAATCTTGGATCTACATTTGAAGGTGTTGTAGCACCAGCACTAACATTTAATAAAGGCATATTATTCTCTCACTTCAGGTGTTGCATTAAGTCTATCTAAAATACGTTTGTCATTACTATCAGTAGATAACATCAGATAACTTCTAAGTTTATCTATAGCTTCTGTATTACCAGATGTTTCTCTTCTATAATAATTATTAATTAATGATTCTTTTTGATTTCCAGAATACACATGTTTTCTTAGTTTTTTATCCACTTCTATAAATATTTCATTTCTAATACTATCTTTTTCCAGAGATAGCAATTTACTTATTTGTGTAGCATGTGCTAAGTATTCTTCATTATTCCCATCAGCATCATATTTTATGATGTTATTAAATATTTCATTAGCCCTATTTTTTATAATTATTTTCTCTGCTTTATCTTCCCTAAACATTTGCCAAGCAGCAAGTTCCTCTTTCATCCTATTACCAAATATCCTACCAAAAGCATCATAATAAGATGCTCTAACTCCTGTATTCATTCCTTCTCTATTAACTGCTTCTCCAAATTTATACATGTAATAAGCATGTTCTAAATTAGTAAATCCTTTTGACATTTCAGCATATTCACCTAACATCATTTGCATTGCTTCTGGTGTATCATAGGAATGTACTCTAAAGTTTTTATAAACATCATTAAAGAATTTACCCACTGTACCCATAGCTGTTATTGCTGCTAAATTTACTTCTTTGGTTTGATCTTTAAACCAAAATAAATTTAGTAAATCCATAACAACATCTACAGGGGGTATTCCTGTTTCATGTCCTAATGGAGCCATCGATTGGCTAATGGCCAATGAAGGATTTTTATCTAATGGGCTACCAGTAATTTGTTCATGTAATATAGCAATACCTTGATTAACCATTAAATCAGAAATAGCACCTTTATATTTGTTGAACATTGCTTTTGTTTCTGGACTTCCATATTCATTCATTAAATGATCAACTGCAAACCCCCCAATCATGCCCCCAGTGCCCCACCAGAATAAATTAGAAGCTATTAGTTTTCCTCTTTGTGTTTTGCTTAATAGTTCACTTGAGGACATTAATGCCATTTGTTTAGCTGAAATAGCCTGATATTTAAATAAATATGCCCACATTCCTTCTTGGTATGGCATAATATCTGCTCTAGTAGACATGCTACCTGTAAGTTCCCAACCATGTGTTTTGAATATTTCCCAATGATGGGGGTTTGCTATATCAACATTTGGATTTTTATACTTGAATTGATTTCTTGCAAATATGTATGCACCTATAGTGTTAGAAAGTTCTGCTGGTGTATAACCAATAGCCTTTCCAATTCTTCCAGGAACAGTGATTATTTGTGTAGCAACATCAGAAAGTTGCTGCCATAAATCAGGAGCAAGTTCATAATTATTATTATGAATTACACCATGTAACATCATGTTCAGGTCTACAGTGTGGGGTACACCAGAATGATAAAGACCATTAAAAATATCATCAAATTCTTCTTTACTAACAGAAGAATATATTTTATTAGTACCTAATGCTTTAGCAAGTTCATATATCTCGTCTTTATATTTAGAGAACATGGAAGCTCTACTAGATATTGCTAACAACATAGGAACAAGTAAAGGGGCTGTATTCCTAATATAATTAGGATCCATCAAAGCAAAGTTCCATTGCTGTTGCATCTGCACTTGCCATTGTCTGGCAGGATTATAATAAAGTTGTAAAGTGCTAGCTATACTATTTGGAATTCTTACAAATGGGTTTCCTTTTTTTGCTTGTTTTCTAGTCCAATTAGCTAAAGCTACATTGCCAAACTTCTCTAAGGCATCTGCACCATTATGTAGAATATTAGAAGCTACAGCATCCGTGGGGAGCAATTTATATTTTAAATTCTGATGATATTCTAGTTCACGTAAAGCAGCTTCATACTTAGCTAGATTAGCTTCTGTTGCTAAATTACCAGTTGGTTTAACTAAACCTGCAATAGTTGAAGGCATTCTACCTTTGCTTTCAGAAGAAATAAAATCATTAAATCTTTCTACAAATTTTTTAGTAATTGCTTCATCATAATCTTTCCATACATTAAGTCGCACCAATGAACGGGCATTTTGCATCATTGCTTCTGTTGGGGATAATAATTTACTTTTAATATTAGGATCTAATGTTCGTAAACGTTCACCCCGTTTTTTAGATTGCTTTAATATTTCAGTGTGTATTTTATCTATTTCAGCTAAATCTGAAATAGTGTCTTCCCTTCCTAAAACAACATTATAGTCATAATTAGGAGTTTCTTTTTTAAGAACTTCTACTAATTTTTCAGCACGTTCTTTTGATATTTCAGCCCCTACTTTTTTAGAAAATCTTTCTTGTAAAACTAAGGGATCTGTAATAAGCTCTCCATTTATCCTTACATTCTTAGGAGTTTGGACTACAAAGTGGGGGCCTACATTATGCCTATAAATATAACCTTCTTTTTTAGGAAGAGTTATATGGGGAAGTTCTTCTAGTTTATATTTAGACCCAATTAAAGCATATTCAAATCTATTATGTTGTGTAGTCTCTTTTAAACTTTTATGAATATCTTTTATTTCATTCCAATCTTTGATTACATCATCTGTAAGTTTTACAATTGTTTTTCCTTGTAAATTATTTATATCTATTTTTACAGCTTTATTAGCTTCAATATCCCATACATATTTAACATTAGCAGTATCTTTAACTGGCACAACAAACTGAACTAAAGATCCTTTATCATCATATAAAGCTTTTTGGCCCTGAACTACTCTTTTATGATAATCAATACTATTTGCCCATTTATGAAAATGATTACTGAGAAGCTCCCCTGTTTTATAAGCCGTATAGAGTTCATCAAAATCTTTTTTATTTAAGGAGGCATTATCTTTTAGTAATTCACTATAAGATTTCCATCTTTCTTTTTCCAAAACATAGGTAAATTCATTATTAAGTTCTTTTCTTCTTTTAATTGGAAGGATATAATTATTCATTATAGAAGAAACAGTGCTAGTCCATTTTGTTTCCCTAGCCTCAGCAGCCATAGCACCTTGTACTGAAGGACGTGGAAGTCTGTTTAATGGGTTTATAACAGCAGATGCTATATTTTCTCTTGATAAATTAGTAATATCTATATGTTTACTGGTGAATGGCACTGTATAAAGTTTAGTACCATACATATCAATATCATACCCACCATTTCCTTTTAATAAAAAATCATCTATATCAAAAGAAGAAGTATAATTTATTTTTACATACCATTGTTTTCTGTTTCCTTGCTGTATAAGTTCAGCATTTTTAACAAAATCTTTATCAAAATATTGTTTTAAATCTGTTAATGCACTTTCTGCAAGTTCTTTACTTTTGTATCCATATAAATTATTTCTGCCAAAATAAGCTACTCCATAAAGTTTATTACCTGTTTCATAAAAATCACTATTAGCTTGTTGGTAATAAGCTACACCATTATTTTGTAATACGTCAAATATACGTTGTTTTTCTTCTGTACGTTTAGCTTGTGAAAATAAAAAAGGATCTACTTTATTATAATTAAAATCTTCATTTAATATTCCATCAATTTTTCTAAGATGCTCAGAAATATCTGGAATAGTAATATTAGTCATTCTAATATTCTTAGGTAAACTATCTGCAACTATATTAGCTTTAGTTGTACCTAGTGCTTCTACTAAATCACTACCTTCATCTAACAAGGCTTCAACACGACTATCAGCAGCTTTAGTCGGATTTGTGGCATCTAAAATACCTTGAGGAGACATAGGAGCAGTGGCTAGCTTACTAGCTAAATGGGGAACAACAACATCTTCTTCTTTAATAGTTGGTGCATGTGTTGTTTTAAATATAGGATCTGTTTGGACTGAGGAATCAATAGTTTTCCTTCTAGCAATATTTGCACCAAACAAACCACCAAACATATCAGTAGTTCCCTTAACATCGGGTTTAAGCCATTCTAGAAAAGCTTTAGTAGCTCTAACAGGATGCCTAGCTATTGTTCCTGCTATGGTGGCATCTAACATACCACCTACATTTAATAATGTACCTTCCCACCATTTAATTTCTTCACCATCAAATAATGTTTTTAATATTTCATAATTATGCCAATTTGTGGAAGGCATATCTTTTAATTCATCTAAAATAGTTTTAGTAGCTATTTTCCTTTCTTCATTATTTAAGGAAGCAAAATGTCTTTGTAAATCTCTAACATTATTTCCTTCAAATATAGCTCTACCAAAATTTCTTAGAGCTGTTGTTTCATTAAGTTTATTGTGAATATAGGCAAGTCTACCTCCATGTGACATGGGAATAAAAGAATCTACAGCGACAGCTTTACCTATCTCTTTAGAAAGCTGTAAAGCATTTTCTACATGGGGAAGAGTTGTGGTAAAAGTATCAATAAGTCTTTGAGTTTCTACCATGTCCTGCAAGGACATATCAAGCCTATTAAATAATTCTTCTTGGGCTACATCATCGTCTTTAGTTACTGCTGTATTCTCAGATAAGGAATCAATAATAAATTGATCTCTTAAGTCATAAGTTTTATTTCTCTTATTTAAGAAATTTATAGTTGTTTGTTTCTTAGTTTTTAAATCTATTGTGGGATCTGAATAAATATCTAGTAGAACATTATTATTTTTTAATGTAGATTCCCTAGCTAAAGAGGTTCTTGTACTAGCAATAAGGGGACTTTTACCTGTAGTAGATAAATCATTATATATATTTTTATATAATGATTTATGGTAATTTCTTAAATCTTCTAATGTAGCATCTTGATTCTCTGCCAAGACATTTGTATTTCTTTTTGCAATAGCATTGCTAGCATAAAATGCTTGTTCTTTAGCTTTATTATCAGATATAGCAATATCTGTTTTATTGGGAAATGGAAATGTTTCTACATCATCTTCAAAAAAAGTCATTTTTATTTCCTAAAATAGTTTACTAGCAACACCAGTACCCGCAAGTAGAGCAATACCTGTATCAATTGCCCCACCAATCATTTGTGATGTTTGCAATTGGTTTTCCATTCTTCCAGATAATATTGCTTGTTGTGCCTGACTTTCTGCTAAAATAGCATTTTGTTGTGAAATCAAATCAGAAAATGTTTGATACACATTTAAAGAAGATGCATTAGCTAATGCAGTAGTATAAGCACTACCGGCACCACCAAGAATAGCAGAACTTCCTAATGCACCAGCATTAGCTGCGCTAGAAATGGCAGCAGCACGTAACACTCTCCCTTCACGAAGTTGTTGAAGTTGTTCTTGCCTTACACCAAAATTAGCTTGTAATAAATCAAGTCTATTTACTTCTTTTTGCGCGGCGGCGGAAGACAAATATTCTGCCTGTAAAGCGCGTCTAATTTTCTTACGTTTTTTCTTAGTAATTAATCCACCAATTAAACTTCCCATAATTTAATACCCATAAGTTTTTTATCCCCAATATCTAAATTAAGATATTTAAAGCCAAATTTAGATTCCCATTTTTCTTCTTTTTTCCCTGGGGGAATACATAGTACATATTTATATTCTTGTTGTTTTAATTGTTGGACAATGTCCTGCCAAATACATTTGATATCTTTATATCTTGATATAGAAAAATATTTTACATAAGAATGGATAAAAATACATTCTGGAAAATCTTCATGTTCTTCACCAAGAATATCTATATTCTTATCTGAGTATAATATTCTCATGGTTCATTATTAACCGTGGTTAACAAGTTCCAACCTAGAAGCTTTAAATCTTTACCCGGATCAGAATGTATATATAAACTTAAAGCTCTACCTCTACCACGTAATTTATTTTTAGTAGTTATTACAGTGTCACCATAATCAAATACATCACCATCACTTGGTGATGTAGCTATATTTTTAAGTAATCGATAAGCTTCAAAAGTTTCTCCCCATTTACCTTGATAAGCTGAATCTGCCCAATTCCATTGGGCTTGTATTTTACAAGATGATTTGTGATAAAAATCAACAGTTGCTCCAACCACATGATAATAATCTTCTGTACGTTCACAAAATACTTGTAGATAAACAGATTGCTTCATATTAAAACTATTAGCTAAATTGTAACCAGTTAATAAATAACTATCAAAACTATATCCAACATTATCAACTGAATACCAATCATAAAACCTATAGTCCCTATATTCAGATAAACTAAACACTGTACCACCAGTAGTTACAAATTTAAAATTTTCTCTTCTTTCATCGGTTGTACGTGATTTTACTATATACTGATTAAAAGTTACCGGATCTCCCAATCCATCGACAATTAAATCATTTCCAGAATAAATTTGAACAGCTACAGCTTGTTTGTAAAAAGAAGGGAGTTTTACATATTCTCTTACTAAAGGAAAATCGAAATTAGTTTCATCACTTGTAATAGTATATATAGTGAAAGCACCTAGAGTTAAATCCAAGATGAGTTCTCTATTAAAACTATCATATTGATAGGTTTCATTATTAGCCATTTTAAATAGAACCCATATCAAAAACAAAAGTACTTATTTTAGAAGTTCCACCATAATCAGCATGGTAGACTGCTGGAAATTTTGTAGAAGTAAAACCTACCCTAGGTATATCTACTACTGCATAACTTGTCCATGAAGTAGCATCAGTATCAACTACTGAAGATTCATATCTAGTAATAGTACTATTAGCAAATTGAAAATAGTCTAATTTTAAATTCCCATTATTCCAATCACGCCAAAGAAAAGCAAATCTATCATTTGTTGTAGCAATAACTGTTCCATCTGCACTTTGTTCAGTAGTAGGATACGTATAATTTGTAGTTGTATTTGTATCTATATTATATACAGCTAATTGTGGAGAGGATCCACCTACTTGTCTACTTAATATATATTCATTTGTATTCAATTTAGAAAATGCTCTATAATTATCACTATTTGATGTAGAAAGTAATAGTGTAGATTCTATTCTAACACCAATAGATACAGTGTTACCTGACACTGTTACAGGCAATAAACCTTTATATGTACCAGAATAGTGACTTGCATAAAATTGATTAGCGGTACCAGTAGAAATAATTCCCAAGCCTTCTGACACAAAACTACCAGTAGTTCTATAACTAATCGTTCCCAGACTCATAGTGCTACTATCTGTAACAGTGAGTACAGCAAAACCTAAATACTTTGGACTTGCTTGTCTAGGAAAACCAACTAAATACTTAGTAGGTTCTATATAACGTATATAGGGGGTATGATTATATGTATCATTTAAGAAAATTTCAGTTGCTATTAAATTAAATACTCCCGCAGTGATAGTAGTACCAGAAACAGAAGCTAAACTTGCCCATATGTCTTGTCCTGACACTGTGGGTTTACCAATAATAATAACTTCTGAATCACTATAGCGCTCTATACTAAAGCATGTAGTCCAATTTCCAGAACTATTTAAGGTATTCACTGGCCCCATTGTTACTACAGTACTATCTATTGCATCTAAAGTACAAACAACTCCCTTAAGATCACCTGTTGCCACATCAGAATATATAAATACATAAGTAGTAGCATTTAGAACAACACTTGTTAAATAATAACAATCCACACTTATATTAGTTGTTTCCCCTAATTTAGGTAAGGTTCCTGTTTCTATGGGTACCCCTACTTCTTTATCATACGGAGAATAATAAAGCCATCTTAAACTATTTGTATGCTCATCATATAGCACTCTAGCATTATTCTTAGAAGAATCTGGAATTTCATTATAGATTCTTTGTATAGAATTTAATGTTAAATTACGTACATCATAAGTACCCTGATCATTTGGAATGACAGCATAAATACCACTACTACCCCAAAAATAGATAATACCATCTACTTCTTCTACAGAATCTTTACTATAAACTCCAACACTACATATTTTTTTAACCTGAAATGAAGTAGCTCTAAATCCCTGTGCATCCCCACTAATTTCCCATATCCCATTTAAAGCAAAAACAAACAAACTTTGTTTTATTTGTTTTATTTTAAATATTAAACTACAACCTGGGATATGAATTACACCTCCATCAGTATCAACAACTTTATTAAATTTCCAGGAAGTAGGATCTGCTTCTTGATAGCATTTTACCAAGTTTATTTTATCAGTAAAAACTTGTGAATATAGAACAGCATTACTTAAATGTAAACTCCGATTATCACCCCCCTGAATATCACCATAAATACCACTATACCAAACTCTACCTGCAAAAGTAGCTATAGTTGATACATAAGTAAGCTCCCTGTCATTTGGAAGGGTAATTCCAGATTCAGATGTGCGAGAAGATCCCCTATTAAATAGATCAATGATGAAATGTCCCTTTGGTACTTGTCCATAATCAACTATATTTCTTTTAGCTAGATTAGGATCATACTTATCTACATCAGCATTAGTTAAATCTGCTATACGCCCAATAACCCATTGATCAGAATTACTAGGATATAAACCAAAAGTGTTATAAGTACAGTCAAGAGCATCTACACCAACACCACAAGTAGTTTCAATGAAACTATTCCAACCTTGATTTCTTAAATTATATTTATGTTCATTTGATAGTGTTGTAGGTCTAGCACTGACAGCTAAACCATCATCAACTCCATATAAATCACGGATAGTAATGCGGGCAGTTTCATAACTAATTATATCTGTATCTGGGTCATAACTAAATAAGTAGGGACTTTCTAATCCCCTGGAAATACCTACTAAATAATTATTAATTGTTGCAAATTCCATTACATAATCATTTCTAATTCCAACAGCAGTTAAAGGAACTCCACCATTTAGAACATTAGCTGAAGGGGATTCTGTTAATAAATCAATAAACCAGAGAGCATTACCTATTTGAATAACACCAATTTCATACTCAAAATGTCCATTAGGTACTACCCATCTATAAGATGAAACTCTTGCCGTTGGGATAACATTATTACTTAACCCAGTATCAACATAAACATATCCTTCTTCAAGATCAAGACCAAGCCTTCTATCCCTTGTACCATCTTTGTGAAGTTTAAAATTTATTTCATCTAAAGAAGCATTTTCAGGGTAATTTAACGGACTAACTTCCGTTATAATACCTTTATCAAATCTTGCTATAGGTTGATTTACTTTACTAATAGCCATTATTTTTTATTTGGATTTTTTACTTTTTGGTAAATTCCATTTTCATCTTTAACTTGAATATGTAATGGTTCTTTATCATTCAAATATAATTTAATTGCTTCTTCTGCCTTAGCAACATCTGTCCAGCCACCTTGAAGTCTTTCTGGAAGTTCCCCACCATTTTTAAATTTAGCTTTAACTAAAAAGCCTTCATTATAAAGTTCTATTTCTTTTCCTTTAGGTGTTATGAAAGTTTTCATTATTTCTTTTTCTTCCTTTGTTTTCCTGCTTTATTTATAGCAATAGCTATTGCTTGTTCTTGTGGATAATTTTCATGTACTAATTTACTAATATTTGTACTAATTACTTTCTTTGATTTTCCTTTCTTTAAGGGCATTATTTTTTACCTTTTCGTCCATAATCAGGGTAAGAAATTCCATTTCGTATTTTCCAAGCTTCTTGGCTCATTCTCCTTCTTTGAGTAACAGCATTTTGTTCTGCTTTAACGTTTGGAGTATTCAATATTGTTAAATACACTTGAGATTTAGCATCATTTAATAATAAGGAAAAGGCTTCAATGGGCAAATCTAAATAAGTACTATCATCTATAGTAACAGAAGGATATACTTTCCCATAACATTGAGTTTTAATAGTTTTTAAATATGTTTCTACATCACTATCAAAGGAGTCAAAAACAATTGTTTTTTCATCAAATGATGTATAATATGTAGGTTCTCTATCATTAAGAATATTAAGATATATTCCAGAAGCATCCGTAATTACATCTATATTAGATGCACTACTATCTCTAGAATCAAGTTGCTTCATAAAATCTTTTGGGAGTAGAAATTTTATTTCTACAAATTTATCCTTAGTATCTGTACTACTTCTACAATTGTATTTAACATATTGAAAATCCAATACACTATTACTAATAGTCATGTGGGTGGGAGTACTAGCACTACTTTGTGTTAGTTGAAAAGGTTTATATAAATTAGGCCAATCCTTACCATCAATTAGATTATAATAAGTAGATATGATTATATTTACTATTTTTTCACTTTCTATTGTTTGATAAATAGTATATACAGGGTGACTAGGATCTAACTCATACATTATATCCTTAGTCATTTCTAAAAGAGTCATTCTAGCCATTATTATTATCCATTCTAGTACGCCTACTTTGATAATTCTTGTTCTTTCTGATTTTCCAACTATCTGTATCAAGTTTAGATAGTATAGTTTCAACTATAAGATCAGATTTAATATTAGGAACACCCTTTAGAGTCAAAAAGGCTTTTGACTTAGATTCATGAAGTAATAAATTAAACATTTCTGGAGGTAAATCAAAATAGAATGTATCACTCTCAGTAAATGTTGGATATATCATCCCATAACATTGCGTCTTTGTTGTAACTAAATAGGATTCTAAAGCAACAATATAACTATCAAAAATGATTGTCTGTTCATCAAATGATGTATAGTATGTCGGTGCTGCGTTATTAGTAATATTAATTAGAATTCCGGATGAATCAGTAATACTTGTTACAGTACCAAGTGTACTATCTCGAGCATCTACCAAATTCATAAATCTTTGTGGAGGTAAATACTTAATTAATGTAAATTGATTAGCTGCCCCTCCTGATGTTTTAGTATTATATTTTACATAGTGTAAATTTGTTTTTGTTGTAGGTAACGTCATGTGAGTAGGAGTGCTGGCTGATGTTTCTGTAAGTTGAAACGATTTTAATAAATGTGGCCACTCACGACTATCAATAATATCAAAATAGCTAGTACGAATAATTTCTGTAATATGTGTAGATAACATATTTTGATTTATAGTAAAAATATACTCACCTTCAGTTAAGTCTAAGTGAATATTTCTAACCATTTCTAGTAAGGTCATTCTAGCCATTTACATTCTCATTACTTGGTTGTGTAAATAATATATTAAAATCTTTACTTTTAAAATTTTTACGTACTTTCCAATCTTGATCTTGGAATTTAGCTCTTTGAGTAGTAACAAAGAATTCAGCTAGTGGATTTTTAACTTGTTTTAAAACTTGGAAAGCTGTTGCTTTACTTTCAGCAAGTAGTAAACTATACATATTTGTAGGAAGATCAAAATAAACCCCATCTGTTAGAGTAACAGACGGATATACCATACCATAGCATTGTGTTTTTGTTGTTCTTAAATAGGTGTCTATTCCACTATCATAACTATCAAAGATAATAGTTTGTTCATCAAATGTAGTGTAATAAGTAGGTGCTATATTTGTTAATATCTTATATTTTATATTATTTGCATCTGTAATAACAGTGATGCTAGCTCCACTTGTTCTAGCATCTAATATATCCATAAATCTTTGTGGTTCTAAAAAACGAACCAAATTATAGGTATCATAACTTCCGCCTGAAGTTCGTGTATTATACTTAACATATTTTAAACTTTTAACTGTTGTTGCTAATGTCATATGGGTAGGTGTTGCAACAGATGACTCTGTTATAGTAAAGGTTTTCATAAAATGAGGCCATTCTCTACTATCTACTATATTAAAATAGCATGTTTTAATAATCTGTGCTATTTGTTTACTTTCAACTGTTTCAGTATAAGTAGTAACAGGATCACTATCCATATCAGATAAAATGTCTGTTACCATCTCTAACAAAGTCATTCTAGCCATTATTATCCACGCAACCCTAAAGCAGTAAGATAAAAACTGTAAATATTAACATCACCAGATGCACCATTATTTTTAAGATATATTTCAATATAATTATTTGTTGCTAAATTAGCGACATCAAATGCTACCTGTATATTAACTTTTTTACCTGACTGTGTTGTTACTGCTGTTTCTGTACCAGTTATAGCACTACCATTTTTGTATATTTTAAAATATATATCTCTATCTGCACCAGAAGCTTGATCTAAACAGATATTAGCAATAATTCTAGTATCAAGAGAATCAGTGCCAGTATAAGTAAGTTTTGCTGTTGTTGCTTCTGTATATTCTACAGCTACTCCACTAGCAACTGTAGTTGGCCCACATTTTGTATAGGCAGAAGGATAAGTAATTACAGTGGGAGTACCAATATTGCTAAAATAAACTCCCCCATGGGGATTTGCATATTTAAAAGTAGCAGTACCAGCCCCCCCTGCTATAATAGTTTTATCTACTACTGCTGTAGATGCACCTTTGCATTCATGCAAATCTGTACCTGTTAAAGTGGAATGGGCAGTCATTACTCAACACCCAGTAATGCAAAATTAATAACTAATGCTCCTGTTTCTCCAGTAGAAGCATGTAAATTTGAAATAGTAATACTGAATTGACCTGCAGCTACAGCAGAAACAAATGCAATTGGAGTTGCTACTGCACCAGAAGCAATTGCTACTACTGGTACTGTTTTTGCTGTTACTTTATTATTAGTAACTACAAATGTAGCTTCTGCTGCTGCTGCTAATGATGTTGTATCAGTTGTAATTTGTCCACAAGTAGTATTTAGAGTTACTCCTGTAGATCTATTGGTAGCTTGTGTTACAGTACTTGTAGTAGCATTTGGATTTAAACTAACTGCCTGACAAAGTACTTCTTGCTTGCTAAAATTTTGTTGTCTTTCTCTTGGTAAAATAGCCATAATTTTTCCTTTTAATTAAAAAGGGGATTTCTCCCCTTTTGGTTATTATGCAGGCAAACCACCTGGTGATAGATATTTAACTACTACTACACCTACACCAGCAGTGAATGTACCTGTAGCAGCTACTTTTAGTTGCCCAGCAGAAGCTAATGGAACAAATAAAGCATTACCAGAATTAGTTCCGGCATGGGTAGAAGAAGGCAAAACAGTGACAGTAGCATCAATTTCTGCCGTAGTAATTGCATCCCATAACTTATCAGAACCAGAACCAATAGCACTACCAGCACTATCCACGAAGTCAATATCATAACTGGTACCACCAGCAAAAGCAGTAAGCACTTGAAAATAAGCTTCAATTGGTACACTACCCGCTGGTAAAGATAATGTGTTTAAATTATTAGCATCTGAGGTAGGGAGGTCACTATAACTAAAAGTCCAAATTGCCGTTTTAATATAGTCATCATCAATCCTGCCACCATATTTTTGATCTGTGGTTCTTACTCCAAAATATTTGGATACACCACGTACTACCTGATTTTCTAAACTCATTTTATATTCCCTTTAAAATTAACTACGTGCTGTAGGTGAAGTCCAAATAACACCTAGTGTATCAGAACGTTGACCACCAAAACCAAAACGACTTAAAGTTTGGAATTTATCCATACGCAAATCATGATCTCGCCAACCCTCAACACTAGGCATTTTACGCCATGCGTGCATAACTGGTTTACAATTATCATCTGCTACACACATAAAGATAGAGGCAATATCCCCAACTTCAGCCGTATCATTAGCCAAGCCATAACTAGAAGCATCTAGTGCTTCAGTTGCAGTTTTTCTAGGTAGACGTGTAGAAGTCCAAATATCCCAACCAGCAATGTTTCGTACAAATTTATGATTACGCGTAAAGCCTGTAGTAATAATACCCTCAAACATAGGATTATTAGAAACATTCACTAAATTTGTAGTAATATCCAAAGTAGCGGCTACAATAGGGGGTACAAATAGTACACGTCCTTCTTGTGGAACGTCTGCTTCATTGAAAGAATAATTCATAACAATCAAATCTTCAATGGTCATTACACGATTGGTAGCACCTGCACCACCAGCTACCCATCGGTGGGGGGCACTATTAACCAAGTTAACATTAGCATTAGTTTGGATAGTAGCTGCTTTAGCTAGAAAACGAGATTCATGATGTTGTGCTAAGGCACGAGTAGAAGCACGTGCACGCAGTCCCATAAGTTGATCAATTTGTGAACCATCTTCACGTAAATCATCCGACACTGCCCAAGCATCGCCAACATAGTCAGAGATGGTTAGAGTAATAGTATCGGTGTCAATTGGATTAAAAGAAAGTGGGACATCTTCTGTTGCTTCTTGTAAAACAACATCACCAACAGATTTAATATTCAGAGTTGTACCTGATTGAAAATCAGAAACATCTCGCCAAAAAATTTCAGGAAGTAAATATGGTTCTAAGTTTGCTAGAATATATTTACTATAAACTTGTGCATCAATAAATGCAGTAGTGTTACTTGTAAGTTGTGTCATTCTTATTTCCTATATTATAAATTATATTGTTTTTTAATCATTTCCCTAGCTTTAGCTATAGCAATAGCATCTTCTTTAGCACCACCATTTAAAGAAACTTTAAATGGATCCTCTTCTTGTTGAGAAGTGGTTGAAATGTTTCTTACATCACTCTGAATACTTCCTGATTTAGTTTGTTGTACTTGTAAATCAAAACCAGCAAGTTTAAATAATGCCTTTGGAGAAGTAGCAGCAAGTTGATTTAAGTTTGAAACAGATACATTAAGTTCTGCTGCAAGTTTATTAAATTGCTCTTGTGCTTTTTCGCCAAATCTCGTGTTAAATTCAGTAACAACTTGATTTTGATTTTGCTTACTTTGTGTCTCCGTAGCTACTTTCTCAAGCTCTTTACGAACCAAACTAGATATGTCAGGCATCACCTGTTTTGTTTCAGGTTGGTTGGTTGTAAAATTTTGTTGTAAATCAGCTAGCACTTCTTCTGCTGATTTACGTTTTTCCAATTCCTCTTTTATTTTTTTATTTTCTTCTTCAAGATTTGCTATATGCTGTTGAGCATGTGGAAAAGCTTTATATACTTCATTTAAATTACTATATTTCTTACCAACACCAACAAGCTCAGTTAATTCTGGTGGAATTTCTGGTTGTGGTTGTGAAATATTAGTGGTTGTTTCAGTTGTAGGCTGGTCAGCCGATTCAAAAATATTATCTGTCATAATGTATAAATTCTTCTAGTTGTCGTAATGCTTTTTGGTAACCAACTTCATAAGCTTGTTGATATGCCCAAGAAGCTAATTCAAAATTAGTTCTGCTTAAAGTATTCCTTATACTTATATTTTTCAATTCATTTATTTGATCCTCAATATGGTATAAAAGATCTCTTTTAGTTAGTTTTTCAAATTCTTTTTCATCTTTAATAAGATTTTTCATTAAATCATTCCTTCTTCCAAAGGAACTTGCATTTCTTCTTGGAGAGTTTGCGTACCTTCATTCATCATTCTTTGTGTAGCCAATTGATCAGATACAGCAGCATTAGTTTGAAATAGTTTAAATTTAGTAAGTCCCATAACCTCTTCTAGTAAATTTGTTAAAGCTTTCCTAGATAGATCTGGTTGTACAATTTGTCCCATAGGACTATTAAATACTCCTGATAAATTCTGAATCAATTGCGCCCTAGCAGCATAATGTCTAGCCCCTATAGGTCTAAGCTTACCTTTAGCAGTTAAATCCTCTTTGGTAATATTAATAAATTCAATTACGCCTACATCATTATCCACTACTCTTAAAATATCAGTAGTATCTAAATGTCTTCTGGCTGTTTCTACCATTAGATTAATAATTGGTTCTAACATTTGAATAGAAAATTTTAAAATTTTACTATTAAAAATACGTCCGGCAGCATTCTCTAATGTTTGTACTTCAAATGCAGTTTTTTCCCCAGGTGTTCTAATTCCCATTGATTGTTTGGGACTTCCTGCCATTTCCTCCATAGTGTTCATATAGAATGCTAATTCAGAGTTAACTTGGAACACTGCTGGATTTGGGGGCATTATCTGAACATCACCATCTTCAGGTAAATGTATATCTACATTTGGTGCCCATTGGAAAGGTTCTACATCGCCAATAATTTTTTTAGGTGGGCATATAATTTGATCCCAAGCATCTGCTTTAGAATTTTCAATATGATCTAGTCTATACTGCATCCCCACTAGATTATCTAATGGCCCCATAGCATATAAATTATCTGGTCTATCTCTCCAACCTACTGCTACTTTATTATCTTTACCTAACCAATTTGGATTTTCAATATTACGAATTATTTGTGTTCTATCTACAATAGTAATAATTCTATTTTCATATAGAATATCATTGGTACTATCATACCAATCACCTTCAAATTCTATAAGTTCTACAATACCACTACCATAATATTCAGAGAGAGTACCAAACCCATCTGCTAAAAATCCAGCAGCTTTATCTATATCTCGTTTTTTATAAGATGAGAGTTCTCTACGTCTTACCAATAAATCCTCGAATACTTTGGAATCAAATTGTAGATCTGGTCTAGTTTTAAATTCTTTTCTAAGCTCACCTATAGATTTTAGATAGCGTCTAAATTTAATACTTTTATTAAATGATATAGCAGTAGGATTAAAAACAATATCCATTGGAGATATTCTAATAGCTTTAGGGCCCATATAGGTTGTAGTTTCTTCTTTGGAAGAAGGATCTACATGGGTTTCATTAACCCAAATTACTTCAGCAAAAGCATTACCATAATCTATAAAATCATATAATAACTGACTAACTGTTTCCCTAAGTCCACTTTGTATTGCTTTATTTTTTGAATATTGTTCTAGTATTCTTCTCTTTTCTACATTAACGGAATCTTCATTATCCCCTTCCCATATAAGCCAATCGTCATTAGGAAAAAGAGCATCCATATAATTTGCATGTAGATTATCCCTAATCTGTGTAAGTTTAGGTATAGTAGTTCTATTTCTCCAAGGAAGCGCATTATTACTGGTAGTAGTGGTATCAGTAGCAAATAGATAATTTCTAAGCTCCTTTTTTTCTTCTATCCAAGATTCCCTTTGTAATTCATAATTGTTATAAATTGTAATAAGTTCTAATGCAAGTTGATCAGAATCTTTATTAAGAACATCTTTAATTCTATTAAGAATAGCTACAGAACCAACCATTATCTAAGCCCACCAAATCTGCTATGATATAAAACATTATTATGTATTTGCATTGTTTGTTGTCTCATTGGTGGTTTTGATATAGCTATAGCATTAGCCAAGGCATCTTTAATATCATCATGTGGAGCTTTAGCTAGTCTAAGTTCTTCTTCTAAAAGTTGGCAATTCCCACCTTTATAATGCCAAACTTGCAAATTTTCATACTTTGGAGAAAGCACTGCTTCTATCCGTTCTCGTTTATCTCCTTCATTTCTTGAAGGTCTATATTCATCTATGGATAAAGAGAGTCCATCTTTTTTTATATAACTCTCTTTTAATTCTGTTACAATTGCTTGTTGTGCTACAGTGATTTCTGCTCTTATTTTTCTATATCCCCATTTACTATGGGTAGTTAATATATGCTCATAATATTCTTTTATTCTATCTGTTTTAAATCGTTTTATATCTAAAACATAATAATTATTATCCCCATCAATACCAACAACAACTAAAGCAGTATTATCTGCTTTTTTGTTACGGGAAAAAGCAAAATCAATTGCAGCAAAGATATTTAATTTCCTATCTTTTATAAACCAAACGCCTTCTTTATTATTTAATAGTTTTGGATCATAGTATTGAAACCATTTATCCTGAATAACTTGTTGACCCGGATCATTTGGATTATTATAATATTGGGCATAAAATTGAGAAGTATCTATATATTTTGCCTTCTTCCTAGCTAGAATTTGAGCATCAAACCCAAAAGCCTTTCCATCTTTCCTTTGACTTCTTGGCCATAAAAATTCCCCATCTATTTCAACTACCCTTTGAAATACCTCATACACATTTTGTTCTTCTTCTTCACCTTCATTATTAAAAAAGGTTTCTTTCATTACTATAAGATCATTATATAAATCCCTAGGATCATATCTAGTACCAACAACAAGTTCTTGTGCAGTAGCACTTTCAATAGAAGCAAGTTGTGAATATAAACTTGCTACTTTATTTCTACCATCTTCTGTATAAGCGTTTTGGGGAGTTACTAAATCATCAAGTACTACTTTACTAGCATGAAAACCAGTTACACTCCCCGTAATACCTATTGCTTTTATAGAAGGATCTGCTATGCCTTCAGCACAACGTATAGGATGGTCTACTATAATTTCCTCAGTATTCCATCTGGCCCTTTTCCCTTCCTCAGCATTAACCATCTCTGGCCAATATCTTCTATAAATATTACTTTCTAATATTCCCTTTATTTGCCCTAGTTGCTTCTCAGCAAGGGAAGCAGTAGCAGATACATATAATATTGTTTCAGTGGGATCTTTAGTAATCCACCAAGCAGCAATAAAAGCTGCACATTTACTTTTTAAGTGGTCCCTAGGCATTAAGATAAGTTTATTATCTAGTCCTTCTTGTCTAGTTGCCCATGCTAATAGTTCTTCATGTATAGCCCCCATATACATATATGGGGCCACCAATTTAATAAAAGTTAGTACATTACTCTCTGCTGCTTCTCGTATAACAGCATATTTATCTTGCATTACTTCAGTTTTGTAGTATAAGACTTTCCTTTGAAAGATAAAGTTGCTTTTCCTTCTTTTCTTGTAGCTCTAAATTTTTTATTAAATTCTTGTCCAGTTTTAGATAGTTTTGTAGATATAGGTTTTTCTTTTTTTTGAGTTTTCATTTATATTCCTATCTTATCTGTTGAAACAATAGTAACAATGGTATTGTAAACACCAACTCCCCCTAAAAACCAACTAGATAATTCCACAAGTTGTTCCTGTGTAACAGGAATGTCATATCCAAATATTGATGCGAAACTAACCATAGTGGCTAAAAAGGAAGCTAATACATTAGTAGTTACTTGCCCCCTTTTCCATGATTCGGGATTTACTACTACTTTGCCTTTTTGAAAAACTTCGGGTAGTATATTTAAAATTTTTTGTTTCATTTTCCACCTATACACATTTTAAATTCTTGTTCTCTACGTTTTGTCAAACCTTTAATTTTCTTACCTTTAGCAAAATCCCATCTTAATATTTCTTTACAAGCAGCGGGGTAGTCCCTAGTATTAAGTTTTTTTACTAATGTACTTTTACAAAAATTGCTAGTTCCTATATTATAAGCTAAGGAAATATAGGCGTCATACTCATATTGGTATAAGGGCACTTTAACACAGGATGTTAAAGCTTTTCCATAAACAACAGAAAGTTCTCGTTGCATTACTTCCTGTGCTTCTTCTTTAGTTATAGTGTTACCAAGTTTAACATCTTGGGTAGTTCCATAACCAATTGTCGGTTTTCCAACAATATCTAAATATGCTTCTTCTCGAAATCCTTCATATTGAGAAATAGCTAAAACACCTACTAAACTAACAGTGATTATCCCAATACTACTTCGCTTTTTTTCTATTTGCTTCTTTTCTAGCATTAGTTTTAGCTGAAACTATTCTTAAATTTTTTTTATCATTTGTTCCACCAGCAACTAATGGTGTTTTATGATCCACTTCCCTTGAATCACCCACTTTAAGTTTCATTTTCTTTCTTGCACTATTTCTTAATGCTCTATCTTTGACTCGAGTATTTCCATTTGCTTTTTCCCAAGCAAGTTCTCGTTTGTAGTCTCTTTTTCTATTTTTCTGAAAAGGCATTAATGTTTAGCAGCTTCTATAAAAAATTCATCACATTGTTTGTCTGTCCAACCTAACAACGCTTGTACTTTAGCTATATCAGGATGATTTCTATTTATAATAGCAGCAAAATCCCATCTAATTTTTAATTCTCCCCCAACAACAGCAATAGTATTTTCTATACTAGGTAAAATACCCATTTTTAAAAATGCAATTCTTGCTTGATAATTAGAAATACTTTCAGGTATTTCTATATGTGGATTTGTGTCTACATATACTTTATCTCCAGCCATCCAAATATGTTTTGGATCTGGTAATGCTAGAGCTTCTGCATAAGAAAGATTATTTATAAACATAGATATAATATGCCTCAATTTGTACCCAATCATTGGCAGTGTTGGATTGTCCTCCTAGAGTGATGGTGGTGGCAACAGAGGTATCCACTGATGTTTCTACAGCTAAAGCATTCACTGCGCCACAACCAGTTCCATTTAAGGTTGTTAAATTATGATGCGTGGCTTGTGAGTTTGTAGCATTTCTATTTTGTACTATTACAGATGCAGGAGTTACTGTCCAAGTAGTTGTAACTGATGGTTGATATATAGCATTTCCATTAAATCTAACTACCACTTTTTTAGTATTAGCACTATTATTATATCTAAAACTTGGTTTAATCTCTATTAAACCATTTGGGCCTATAGGAGGAATTGCTATAGTTCTAAATGTTACTTCTGTGCCTGCTAAAGCAATAGTAGGACTCCCCATTCCACCTACAAAAGTACCACTAATTTTAATAGTGGTTCCAGTGGTGTCAACAGCAATATCTGTTATTGGATAGAAGCCTGTAGTCCAATTTGTACCTGAAGAAATATATAAATCACTTCCAACAGCATTATCTGCTGTTAGTCCGTGTACTCCTGCTGAAGTTAATAATATTTCCCCACCACCTGCATCTGTGGGTGTACTATTTATAAATGTAGCTGCTGGAGTTATATACCCCCTTCTTTCTGCATTTATACCAGCATCGGTAGTATCCGTAGCTTCTGGAATAATAAAAGGAGATTGTCTTGTTTGAATAGCCACTAATACACCTGATGTATATAGATAGTTCCACTTACAGCAGAGATAGCTCCAATTTTATGTCTATCCGGAATTCTAAAAGGAACAGTGTTGTAGGCTAACAATAAATATCCTGTATTTGTTGTAACATCATTAGCTGTAGTAGACACTTTAATATAGCAATCAACAGTGCTAGTGACATGGTATATACCAGCAGCTAGTGCTGCTGTTTGGGAAGCTACAGCACTAACAGACAAATCTGTTTCCCTATTTCTATTTTGAATGTTTACAACATTCTCTGTGAAAACTTTCTGATTTTTTTCCATTATTTAACTAATATTAGTCCTACACGTTCTAAATCTTCATCAATAGCAGAATTTATTTGTTCTTCTTTTTTTAGATAGCCTTCTCGTTCTGCTTTACTTGGACGTCCTCTTTTTAGTTCATATCCCTTTTCAGCAAGCCACTTTGCTGCATTGGCACCAGCAGCATTATTTTCTGTAGAAAGAGAAAGCATATTCTTTATAGCACTTGCACGTATCTTCACTTCCATTTCATTATGCCATTCTGCTATAATCTTGCGTAAATTAGCATTATCACAGAGCTTCTTCCAATGCTTCCATCCACCCAAATGTTCTACAGCAAAATCATATTCTTGTCCTGGAACATGAACATAGCTCATGTATAATTTATACAAGGATGGAATATTCTTACCTTCTACATTAATATCTTTGTTCCCGATAGAATAATAATATTCATACTCAGGATTATGATATTCATAAAATATTGATAGTGTTCTATATCTGTCAAGAACATCTTTAAATTTATCCATATAATCCTTGATTATTAAATATTAAATAAGTTCCCTTGATATTGATAATTTTTAGTAGAAAATATTTTGTTGTAATGCAACCCTATAAAGAACACCCCTATCCCCCATACCCCTGTTGCAGAAAAACCACATACATAATTATTATGACAGGGTATTATAAACATATATTAAATTAATTCTTGACAAGATATATTTTATAGTGTATTTTTAATATATAAATATATATTAATATATTATTATTAATATTAATTATAATTATTAAATAATATTATATATTATTAATAGAAATTATCTTAAAGATAATTTCTATATTAAATATAATTAAATATATTAATAGAAAACTATCTTAAATAGTTTTCTATATTAAATTATATATTATATTAATAATTAATTAAATTAAATATTCTCTAATGAATTATTAAGTAATATAATAATAGAAACTACTTTGTGTAGTTTCTATACATAAATATATTATTATTTAATATAATATATTCTTCTGTTAAAGAAGAAACATATTATCCCCCCTCTGTTTATTTTTTTATATAATAACTAGGATGCTCTACAATCAATTATTATTGATTAAGACATACCAATATATACCCTAATAGTATAAAGTTGCTTCTAGACCCCTTAAAATCGATTTAAATAACATTCTATAATACAAATATATTGTCTTTTTTCATTATATCTATTTTATGAGCTATATTAAATATAGCCATTTAACAATAATGTTACCTGTGGATAACTCTGTGGATAAGTGTGCTAAGTCATTGATTTTAATCACACCTATTAACTGACAATATAAACTGAGTAGATACAATGTGTTATATTATACGGCAATGCCGTATAGCATAGATAGTATATTATCATAATATAGTCGATCACACGCTATATATATATATGAAAATAATACTATTATTTAAGAGATAAATAATAGTTGACTTTTAAAAAATCTATAGTATAATTGTATACATGTTTAGCGCTATTGCTAATCACCGATGTCTCAGCCGGTTGCTGGGGAAGTGGGGATATTATGCCTAAATTCATGGCTTATTCTAATGTTACTGAGGAATATTATTTTGCTAATGATTTCATATCTTTATGCAAAGAAATTATTGATTATGATTTAATCAATATAGATGATGATAGTGATTATGTATCATTATACCTGGCTGGTGATAATTATCCGATATCTACATTTAAGATGCCAAAATCAAAAGATGAGCAAGCACAATTTGAGCATATGTTAAAAATGATTTTGCGCAATCGCGGCATAACATTTTACAGTGAGATATAATATGGATAATACTCGTAAACGCAACGCTACTCGCTATATGATACAGAGAGCTAGACGACTAAAGCAATATTTACACACATTATATAGTGTAGGGCATTATCAAGCTGTAGTTACTTGTTCACGCAAATTAGCTAATTTTAAAAATTAAGGAAAAACATGGATAACTATAGAGTAGATCAGTACGGCAGTGTTTATTTATATGATTGTAATCAAAATAGCTACATTTTTATTGGTAAATTAAACGGTAAAACAGAAGTAGAGTTTTTTGATGAACTCTTTAACGATGAAGAAATTGATATTATATAATAAAATGGAGTAATAATGTATAAAAATATATTAATTTATAATATGGATAATAAAGTAGTAAAAATTGTTACTAAAGATATTGTAATATTATCAGAATATATTTCATTGCTTTTGAATGATAACATCAAATTTTCTTTAAAAATCAAGGGAGGGGAATAAAATGAGCATAACTAAATTTGATAATCTTATTGATGGCCGCGACGTTATCACGCGCATTGAGCAATTGCAAGATATGTATCAAATACATATCACTGCGGGCAAAACTGATCTTTTTGAGTATGACACAGAATTAAATGCATTATTAGCATTAGCAGCGGATGCGAGTGAGATTTGTTCCAACTGGGAATATGGCGAAACTCTGATAAGATTTGACTATTTTACTGAATATATTAAAGATTTATTATCTGATTTTGATTTTATTTACAATTTACCTGGGTATATAATAGTGGACTGGGAGCAAACAGCAGAAATTATGTTACCCGATTACAGCATTGTTACTTTTTATGATGTTGATTATTTAGTTAGTAATTGTTGATTATGAATATTGTACTAAGTACAAAAAAATTAAATTATATTATAAATAAAGGAGTCGTAATGAAAGATCCTGATTTTTATTTATTATTGGATTTGGCTTTTGACAATCCTACCGAAGATCATCCGGGTATATTAGGTAATGTCCAATTTTTTAAAGATAGAGGAAATTGGTGTTATTCGCTGCCGGTTTCGGCATGGGATATTAGCAGTGTAACAATAGATCTGTGTAATTTATTAAAAGATAAAGAGTAATTTTGGCACGAATACTCTTCACACGATGCCCGGCTTGCCACAAAAACGGCAACGACCGGGCAGGTGATAATCTTGCAATTTATCCCGATGGATCAAAATATTGCTTTCGTTGTGGCTATTATCAATGCAAGAATAGTTTTGTTGCTAAAACCGAAGCACAATCTATCCCCAAGATTACACTGCCCGACGATTGCAATACAGTTTATCCAGCTAAAATCATCGATTGGATAGCATCCTTTGATTTGTCAAAAAATGATTTGCTATTTAATGGTGTGCTTTGGAGTGATGGCATGGGTAGACTTATATTTCCCTTTTGGATGGGTAGCGAATTAATTGGATACCAGGCCCGTAGCATTAAAAAAGATGAAAAAATCAAATGGTTAACAAAAGGGAACATTAAAGAAAAAAATATAATATATTTTAATGGGAAGGTCGGTCATGCTTACAACAAAGCAAGTGCGCTTTTTTTGGTGGAAGATATCATATCAGCTATTAAATTATCGAAGTTGGGAGTGTATGTTATGCCCCTATTTGGTGTAAATTTTAAACCTTTGCAATTGCTTAAGTTGCAATTTAAAGAGTATATCATATTTCTTGATGAAAATATGCACGAATATTCGATAAAAAAAGCTAGACAAATAAGTCATTATGGTATAAAATGTTCAACAATACTTAGTAAATGTGATCCAAAACTTCACACTTGTGCAGAACTTAATTTTATAAAGGAGAATTTTTATGAAATATAAACTCACTGAAGAGATCAAGCTACACGGAGAAACTACTCTGTATAGAATTCTATCTCTTATTGAGATAGAAGGAAACCATCTCCCAAGATGGGAATGCTCAGATGTTTGGAAATGCTTTGGTGTTTGGGAATGCTAAGGTGTTTGAAAATGCTAAGGTGTTTGGAAATGCTTGGGTGTATGAAAATGCTAAGGTGTATCTGTAAAATTTAATATAAGGAAAGAATAATGTCTAAAAATATTCAAGTATGTAGTATGGAAGGTAGATCTGGTAAACCAGTGCTAAATCAATTTATTATCTCAATTAATAATATAATTTACTACCAGAGTTATGATAGTATTATCGCAAGAAAAGAAAACGGATCTATTTATCTTGATCCCGATTACTATAATTATAGTGTTACGACTAAGAAGTATTTATTGCGTTTTTTGGGAATAGAAAATAAAATCTTTAAAGATAATCTAAAGAATAATGTATATATTTTTGAGAAGATGAATTAATATGTATAAAAATATATTAATATATAATATGGACAATAAAATAATTAAAATTAATATCAAAGATATTATTACTTTATCAGAATATATATCATTGTTATTAAAAGATAACATCCCATTTACTTTGAAAATTAAATTATGTTCCTAACTATTTAGTGTATGGGAATACAGGAGAAAAATTATGAATAAGGATAAAACAAAAATACGTGATAGTGCTAGATATTTAATTAAAAAAGCGCGGGTATTAAAGCAAAAAATTCGAGAGTATTATACTACAGAACATTATATAAAGATGTGTAATACTGGATTGAAATTAAATTTAATTCAAGAAAAACTAAGATGAAATACAAACTCACAACTAACACTATCACACACCAAGGTGTTATTCTGTACCAAATACAAGCTACAAGAGACATACCAAGTATGGGTATTAAAGTTGGGGATTTGGGAGGTTGGATAGCAATAGAGGATAACCTAGCTCAACCTGAAGATGCTTGGGTGTCTGAAAATGCTTTAGTGTCTGGATATGCTAGGGTGTCTGAAAATGCTTTAGTGTCTGGATATGCTTGGGTGTCTGAAAATGCTTTAGTGTCTGGATATGCTAGGGTGTCTGAAAATGCTTTAGTGTCTGGATATGCTAGGGTGTCTGAAAATGCTTTAGTGTCTGGATATGCTGAAGTGTCTGAAAATGCTTTAGTGTCTGGATATGCTTGGGTGTCTGAAAATGCTTTAGTGTCTGGAAATGCTTGGGTGTCTGAAAATGCTTTAGTGTCTGGATATGCTGAAGTGTCTGGAAATGCTGAAGTGTCTGGATATGCTAGGGTGTCTGAAAATGCTTTAGTGTCTGGATATGCTTGGGTGTATGGAAATGCTTTAGTGTCTGGATATGCTAGGGTGTATGGAAATGCTTGGGTGTCTGGAAATGCTAGGGTGTATGATAATGCTAAGGTGTATGGAGATGCTAAAGTGTATGGAGATGCTAAAGTGTCTGGAAATGCTGAAGTGTCTGGAAATGCTGAAGTGTATGATAATGCTAGAGTATTTGGGGATGCTAGGGTGTATGAGGATGTTAAAGTGTCTGGAGATGCTAAAGTATATGGATATGCTAGGGTGTATGGGAATGCTTTAGTGTTTGAAAATGCTAGGGTGTCTGGAAATGCTAGGGTGTCTGAAAATGCTTTAGTGTCTGGATATGCTAGGGTGTATGGGAATCAACAAATTTTTACAGGACAAAATTAAATGATAATACTAACAAAAGCAGAATTAAATACAATTAATTACCTAGCAAAAAAAGAAATTAAATTTATACTAGATAAAGAGAATATAGTGTGTACTGATGGCAATATTATGTTTGTATTTAAACACCTATTTGAAATAGATCAACAAATTAAAATAGAGATTAAAGATTTAATTTCTAATTTTAATTTAGTAGACTTTAAATTATTAAAAGATAATAATAAAATACAATTTATTTATGAAAATGGTATTACTATTCTGTATGATTATACTCAGAATAATCTTAATTATCAAAAAGTGATACCAGAGTCATTTAATAATATTGGTGCTACTTTTGATATAAAGTATTTGTCAATAATTGACAAACTTTATAAATCTTATAAAAATAAAAAATATTACCATATATTATATAATGGGGAAAATCCGGCAAAGGTAATTCTATCAGATAAAAGTTTTGTAATACTTGCCCCCTTAATCTTTAAAAACTAAAGATTATGCAGTCAGCTTGCCCACGTTGTAGATCAATAGGCCATGATAGAACTGGGGACAATTTAGCACACTATCCTGATGGATTATATTGTTTTAAATGTGGATATAGTAGTAGTTATAATATAATAAAAAAATTAAATACACCAGGTAATATTATATTACCAAAAGTTATATTACCTGAGTGTGATTTAGAATATCCTAATACTGTTTTAAATTGGGTATCTAAATATCAATTAGATAAAACTGATTTGTTAAAAAATAATATTTTATATAGTAAATTTGGTTGTGTATTATATCAAAAAGGGAGAGCAACAGATTTGTTAATTTTCCCTTTTTGGGAGGGGGAAAAGCTTGTTGGATGGCAAGCTAGATATTTCGGTTCAAATTCAACGATACCAAAATGGATAGCAAAAGGACAACTAAGTAAAGTACAATATATATTTTATGATGGTGTTAGGGTCGGTCAT